TGGCCGCAAGATAGGGGTTGAAAATTCTTTCGTCAATACGAAAATAGTATTTGACGTTGGAATACGAAGGTCGTATATCAGGACCAGACAACGGAGGACGCCATGCTCTTTACCTTCATCGCCGTAACCACCTTTCCCATCTGGTTGCCGTGCCTGCTTCATGGGTTCAGCGCCATCGTTGATCTGGCGGAGGGCTGGTAGATGGATACGCCGCGAACAGAGCCGGTGCGCTGCGAGGATTGCTGGCAATATGATGAGCGCATTACGCCAGCGACCGAAACGTGGGCAATCCCCATGGCGCCATATGCCGAGCATTACTGCGAAAGCTGCGCCGACAAACGCCGCGACCGTTACTGCCGATGACTTTCCCGCTTGAAGCTATGCTGCCATGCCCCTTCTGCGGTGGTGAACCCAGCATAACTGCGGGGCAAATTGGACCGGGCCAATTCTATGAATGGGTAAGCTGTTCAGACGAAACTTGTGCGGCTTGGATAGTTGTTACAACCCGTGATCGCTGGAACATCCGCGCGCATACGTGCCCCGAAAGGAGCCCGCCATGATCCGCTCGACCGCCGCACAGGACCGCAAGGAGCATCTGTCCGACCTATACTGGGAAGCCTACCGCGCCGCGCAATATCGCAAGTGGAGCGCCAACACGATCCCGGACGGCCTCGATGCCGAGGAGCGCGCAGCTTATGACGCCGGGCTGGCGGGTGGAGACAGTGATCGGAGGCAGGCGTGAGCAATCTCAGCGACGACCTGATCAAGACCATCTTCGACATCGCCAAGGTTGGCGCGCAGAAGTATGTGGCTCAACCTGACCCGATTTCCTGCGACGATTGCGGCCGGGTGGCGACGGAAAGCTGGGCCTGCCCCGCACCGCTGCTTGCCATCCATCTGTGCGAATCCTGCGCCGATAAGCGCCGGGACCGCTACTACGAATGGCCGCATCACGATCTGCCCCGCGCGGAGAACGACTGATGCAGGCCATCGAGAACTTCTGCTGTGCGCTTGCCATCTTCGGCCTCGCCGTCGCCGCGGGGTGGTGGTGGATCGGGCAGAGCGGGCCGCAGGTGAGCGGCGTGATGGTAGTGGAGGCTGGGCATGAGTGAAATGATCGAGCGTGTAGCGAGAGCCATATGGGCAGCGCAGGAGCAGGAATTTGCCGTGGAGAAACGGCAAAAATGGGAACAGGGCGCAGCCAAAACAAAGCAAGTCTGCATTCGCTCAGCTCGCGCCGCTATCTCCGCAATGGGCACACCGACTCCGGCCATGATTGAAGCAGGCGAGGCAATAGACCCCGGATACGAAGATGGCAATGCGCGCGCAGAATGGCATTGGGAAGCGATGATTAAGGAAGCGCTGAAATGACCGCCCGCGCCGCCGAATACATCCTGTGGCGGGATGGCCGCACTCACGCTGTCAAAGCGCGCTGCCGAGCCAACGATGGCGTTGACTGCGTGGTGATCGAGCCATTGCCAGGCCGCCCCGTTCTGGTCCCACTGGCCGTCGCGCAGAAGGCGCCGCAGAGAAGCAGGCCGAGGCTGGTGGTGGATAACACATGAGCTTTGTCCTGTTCCTGTTTAATCAGTTGGCCGTGGCTGGATTTGCCTGTGGCATTGTCATTTGTCGGATAATCGCCAGCGATGACTTGCGCGTGAAGTTGGCAGCTACCCCAACCGAAAAACGGAACGCTGAGCGAAATGGCTACTGGTGCATGTTGTGGTTTACTGTGGTTTTCATCGTATCGCTTATGAGGTTCAAGCCATGACCGCCGACGTTCCAGAGGCCCCGCGCTTGCAACGCTGGCTGAACAGGTGGCTGAGCAAGGTATACGTGACAAGCACCATAGTCGGTGCGCCATCAGTGGCGGAATTGGAAACGCCCCGTGCCGAGCTGATCGGCGTGCAGCCGCTTGTTGCCAAGCCCCGGCGCAAGGGCCTAGGGCCGAAGCAGCTCCGGTGGTTGCGCTCGAACATCGAGCCGTTCAAGGACATGGAAGCCCGCGCGATTGCCGCGAAGGGCGGCGGGAAGGCGGGGAAGTGATGAATCCGTGCGTGACCTGCAAGCATCTGTTCGTCGTCAACAAGAACGACCGCTGGTATGCCTGGCTCTGCATGAAGCTGCCGCTGCTGGCGTGGGAGAATGAAGTGACGGGCGAGAAGGTTGCCGATCCGCCCTACATGCGCTGCAAGGATCGACGCATGGGGCCGATGAAGGGGCGCGAATGCCCCGACTGGGAGACGGGAATCAACTCGCTATCGCCCGCCAAACTAGGCGTAGGCCCTGACGGCAGCACGTTTGAGAAAATGGAGAAAACAATGGAGGGTACAAATGGCTAACGAATTGGTGCCTTATGCCGATGTCGAGAAGATGGCAGCAGCAGTGGCTAAGTCTGGCCTGTTCGGCAGCAAGACGCCCGAGCACGCCATGACGCTGATGCTGATTGCACAGGCCGAGGGCCTTCATCCGATGGCCGCCGTGCAGCAGTTCCATATTATCAATGGGCAGCCCGCTCGTAAGGCATGGTCGATGCTTGAACGCTTCCAATCGGCCGGCGGCAAGGTGGAATGGCACGAGCGCACCGATGCCAAGGTGAGCGCGACGTTCAGCCATCCGCAAGGCGGCAGCGTGAAGATCGACTGGGACCATGCGCGCGCTGCAAAGGCCCAGATCAACAATCCGATGTGGAAGAAGTATCCGCGGCAGATGCTGACGGCCCGCGTGATTTCCGAGGGCGTCCGCACCGTGTTCCCAGGCGCTACGGGCGGCTTCTATGCCGAAGAAGAAGTGTCCGACATGCGCGATGTGACGCCGCCAAAGGCACCGGCCAAGCCTGCCGTGTCGGCAGCTGGCACGCCTCACGATGCGGCAACCGGCGAGGTCATTGAGCCAGATTTCCCTGAGCACTCGCTGCCACCGACGCAGCCGGAATTGCCCGCAGATCAGCCCCCACAGACGGATGAGTCCAAGCGTGCTGAGGAATGGGCGAATGAGGCTATCCGTCGCATCAATGACGCCGACGATCTGGTGGCCATCGACAAGTTCATGGAGAAGCATCGCGCTAGGATCGGGCAAGTCCATGCCGCCAACCCCGAGGCCGGGATGGCATTGGTCGAGGCCGCCGACATCAGGAAGCGGCAGATCGAACTCAAGGTGCCGGCATGAAACGCCCCGGCTACTCCGTTCGCATCACCTGCTTCATCGAAGCCAGTCCGACCGACATGGACCAGATGCGGCTGGCCATCTCCGCCATCGATGCGGCCTGCGAAGCGCTGCGCCAGGACGGCTTCCAGATGGTCAAGCATGAGACGCGCTTCATGCTCAGCAGGGAGGTGGGGGAGGAGAAGCCTCCGGCAGAAGGCCATGATCCTGTGGGGCTCTACCATGCTGACGGGCCGAAGCCGATTATGCCCGGCATTGAACAGCCGCTTTTACCGGGCGGCGGTCCGGGACAACCTCCGCCTATTATAAATCGGCCACAGCAGCCGCCGCCCATCCCGGCCGCGCTCGACCGGAGAAAAGCATGACCATTGACCTTGACGCACTAGAGGCGCTGGCGAGGAAGGCGACGAAGGGGCCGTGGGAGGGCCGTCGCTTCAACGGACGGGATTACATCATGTCCGCTCATGTTCGGCATCCCAACGCGAATGGCACAACGCTGCACGACATTGCCTATCTGTGTGGCTCTAACGGATGCCTAGAGGACGACCGGGACTTCATCGCCGCCTGTGACCCCCAGACCATTTTGGAACTGATAGAGAGGGCAAGGAAGTAATGCCATATGATCCGAGACCAGTGAGCAAAGGCGGCAATCGCGGCATTGATGAATTGTTTGGCCGCAAAGCACCGAAGGGCAAGTTCCGAGTTATCGGAGTAGATACCTTCGACGGTGGAGACTGGCATCAAGGTGACTTCGACACAAAAGAGGCAGCCTTAGCGTGTGCCAGAGCCAAGGGTGGCGAAATGACAAAAATGTACGTCTATGACGATAGAGGCCGCCATGTCGGAAACTACGGAACGTTCTGAAGCCATGACCCAGCCCGCGCCGGTAGTGAGGGAGTGGTTTGTAGAGCGTACCAAAGGCGTTGAACATATAGGCGCCATGAACGACAGCAAACCGCTTACGTTGATCGGTGCCATGGATGAGCATAACCGCGCCATCCGTGCCCTGCGCGCCGAGGTCGAGGCGCTGACGAAGCGGATCGAGATTTTGAACGCCTGCGGCAATGCTCAGGCGGCATCAATCAGGGCAGCCGAGGCCGAAGCCGCCGCGCTGCGGAAGGCGCTAGCGCAATTTGGTAAGCACCCACAGTCTTGCGCGTCTGGCTGGGCGTTTCAGCCATGCGACTGCGGGCTATCCGAAGCACTCAAAGAAAGCGGTTTTGCCGGCGCGCCGCTGATCCCCTAAAGCGTCGGCAACATTCGGAGATAGAACCCGATGTATGAAAAACTGAAGAAGCAAGTTGAGAGCATGATCGCCAAAGCTGAGAAGGCAGAAAAATCAGAGGATGCCTTGCGGTTTTCGCAGGCCGCCCTCAACGCCGCTAATGCGATGTGCAGTCTGAATAGCGCAAATAAACCGTAATCGTCTGGGGCGCGTCTAAGTCGGCGCGCCCTACTCCGAAATTCCATAGCAGGCAACAGGTGGCGCGAATGAGTGAGCCCGGAAACGATTACGAGCAAATGTTCCAAGCCCGTGTCATGTGGCAGGGCCGTGCACAATCGCTGGAAAAGCAACTCGGGAATGAACAGGCACTCGTCCAAATCACGGAGCAACAAAGAGACGCTGCAATCGCCCGCGCCGAGGCAGCCGAGGCCGAAGCCGCCGCGCTGCGGACTGCACTAGAGAAGTTTGGGCGGCACGTTGACGGCTGCCAAGGCTGGGGCGGTCACAGACCAACTCCCAATAGCGAGTGGATACCAAACAAATGCACCTGCGGCCTATCGGCAGCACTGGAGCCCCGCAAGTGACCAAGGATATGCTGACAGAGCAGCAGCTACAGGACGCGGAGAACCGAAACGTCGATGGGCTGCATATAACTGCAAACATCATCCGGCTGTTGCTGGCTGAGGTCCGGCAACACCGCCTCGAAGCCACGCGCCGCCTCTGCGCCCCACCGAGCGCCGATGAGCGGGAGGAGTTGGCGCGGCTGACGTGTGGCGCAGGCTGTTTATATCCCTCTTGTCTTAAAGACCACCCAACTGATTCAGTGTGTCCGGGAGTTGAGGAATGCGCCAACGCCATTCTCTCCGCAGGCTACCGCAAGGAGAGTGATATTCGCCACGCGGCACAGACACTCTCAGATAGGCTGCACGCGATTCATAACGATCCGCAATATAAAGCCGTGTGGGTCGATGTAGCTAACCATGGGAGGCCCTACACAGGACCGAACTACGAGAAGGAACTTGCTGACTTGGATGCAGCCCTAGCGCTACCGCGCAACCGCGCAGCTTCTGTCATGTGTGACGAATGCGGGAAATATCCGGCTGATCTGCCGAGCAAACTTTGTTCCGGCTGCGAAGCCTATAGAGAACACACGGGAGCGATATGATCCGCCGCCTCGCAGCGAAAGGCCCCGGCAATGGGTGAGGTGAGTGAGATTGCGGTGAAAAGGCTATTGAAAGAAATCACGCCAATGTATGAGGCGCTTAGGTATTACGCGGACTTGAAGCGTTGGCGCCCCAATTCTTACGGCATCATTTCCGCGCATGAAGACAGAGGCGAACGGGCGCGGGTTGCTCTTAAGACGCTGGAGCCTAAGCCCTGACCCCCTTACGCAGGCCGGTCTACAAGGGAGGAGAGGATGACAAAATCTGTTCATGAATTTTCGGCGGATATGCTGGAGCATTTGCGCCAGTTGAACAATGTCGCTGCGACCCGCGCAGTATCACTGCACGCGGAAGCTGGCGGCGCACTTAACCAAGATTTGGCCATCGTATGGCTCGCCATCGACGTTATCTGCAAAACAATCCTAGTCCTGCACGAAGAGGAAGAGAGCAGGGGATGAAAATCTGGGGATGGTTTGACGATGCCGATCAAAGAGTGCCGAGTTACGATCCGCCGCATGACGCACCGTGCCCTTATTGTCTCGCGCCACTCACCGATGATGATGTCAGAACTACCTGCTTAATGTGGCAAGGACCAGTCTACGCCAAACGCTCTTACTTCTATCGAACACATCGAACCTGCCATGAAGCGGCGAAGGAACGGGGCGAGCCGGACAAAATGGATGGAAGAATTTTCGATGCTATCGAGAAGGCAGGAGATTGAGCCCTAACCCTCACCGGCGACCCCACTAGGAGGGGGAGATGATAATGGAGTGGCAACCGTGAAATGCCCTGAATGCGAAAAGGCTGGGGACAAAAGCTTTGTCTATGGCGGCTATGGAACGACCACTTGCATGGGCGGCGGCGAACCGTTCTGGGATGAAGATGGGAAACCGCACCGCCATGAGCCAAATTGGACTAACTGGCAATACTCATGCAGCAAGGGACATCGTTGGTCGAAAAACGTGCGCCCTAAATGCCCTACATGCGGCGACGAGTTCTAGCGGGCCAACCCTGAGATGCCCAAGACGCCCGCAGGAAAAGCCGCGCTGGAGTGGATCAACCGCAACCACCTGCCCCCACTCACCGGCACCCTATGGCAGCGCATCAAGCAGTGGTGGGACAGGATAGGGTGTACTTAGCCCAGCGCCCGTTTCAGCCGCGCGAGATTCCGCTTGAACCCCTTACCCCAGCCCTGCGTGCGCAGGAACCGGACGGCCCACTTGACCGCCCGGCGCTGCACCTTGACCGACTTCATTGCCCTGGCGCCGAGGCTGCCTTAACCGAAGTCATGGACATGGCCTTAACCGTAGCCACGTTCACGCCAGCCTTCGTGGCAGCAACGGCAACCTTGGACGCCTGGTAGCGCGACCACAAGCCCCACGCCGCACCCACGATCACCGGAGCGCCGCCGGCAAGCCAAGTGACGGCATCCTGATTGATGACGCCTTTGCCGACGAAATAGGCCCCGACGCCCAGCAGCAGCTTCTGCAGCAGGGAGATGGCAAGGTCTGTCAGCGCGTTCGGTGCCGGGTTCACGGGGCCTTCCCTGCCGCCTGCCAGGCAGCCACCGAGGCGTTGTAATGGTCTGCCACGGTCTTGAGGTAGGCTTCGGCCTGCGCCTCTGTGATCGAGCCGCCGGCCAACTGGGACGCCACCTGTCCGACTGATTGGATGGCGGCTGCGATGAGGGCAACGATTTCCGGGCTCATGCTTAACTCCCCTTGGCTACGATGGCGAGGATGGCTTGCGCTTCGCCAGCCACCAGCGAGACGGCACTGGCAACGTCGGTCGGCGCCACGCCTGGCGAACAGAGCGGCGTCGTTAGAGCAATGGCGTTATCCACGGCGCCCACGGTCGATGGCGACAGTTTGCCGCTGGCCTTGAGCGGCGTCAGTTGGTCGAGTGCATTGGCAAAGGAATTGCACGCATCGGCCAGTGTCAGGACCGGCGCGGTCGAACCGCCGCAGGCTGCCAGCGGCAGCAGCAGGGCAGCAATGAGTAGAAGGCGTCTCATGTATCCCCCTTGCGAGAATTGCCGCGGAAGGCGCCGCGGCTCGCTTGGGCTAGTTAGGCGGCCGGCGGGGCCGGATCGTCCTTCGCCGCCGTAGCGTTCAGGCCGTCCTTGATGGTGCTGATCTGGGCAACCGCGTCGTCGATGGCGGCCTGCACGGCAGGGTCTTGGGGCGGGATGGCAGCCAACTTGGCAGCCAGATCATCGAGCGCGGCGGAAGCCACGCCAGCAGCCGCCTTGAGGTCAACGACGGCTTGGGTGAGGGCAGCGGTATTGATGGCCATTTTCTCAATCTCCTTGCAAAGGTTGTTAATCGCCAGAATCAGTCGTCGGTTTGGGTCCCATCCGAACATCAGGCAAGCATACCACGGACGGATGACAGTTGCCCGATGGTAACGACGCCGCCAGGCATCAGACCGAAGATGCTGGCCACCCAGAGGATGAGCAGGCAGCAGACCACGACGATGATGACCGTCTTGACCATAGGCGGCAGCGGTATCTGGTTGATCGCGTACCACGCGATACCGATGATGAGAAGAAGCCCGATCAGGGGCAGGATTGCTATATGCATCTAAGCCTCCTTCGGCAGCGCAGCGTAGGCTGCCTTCATTTTGGCGGCGTAATTGGCCACGTCGCCGGGGCCGTTGTACGAGCGCGCAAATCGTTCGATTAGCGCCTCATCGGTGAAGTCGAAATTGGCGGCATCGAACCCGTTAAGCCGCACGAACTTGTTAAACGCAAAGACCTGCTGTTCGGTGTCGAAAAGATAGGGGCCGACTGCGATGGTCAGACCAAGCGAGCCGTAAAGGTTGAACCCCATGATCTGGAACAGGCCCCAAGATGTGGCGCAAATCATCTGCGCCGTCACGGCGTTGCAGCGGTTTGCCACCATTGCGGGCCGGATTGAGGCTGACGGCATTTGCGCCGGATGGTCCCATAGCGAGTTTTCAAACCGCATGGCATAGGGGAACGGCCCGGATTCGATTGTCGCAATGACCTTGGAAAGCGTATCGCTCATCGCCCCTCGCACTTCACCGGCATCTCCCGGTAGATTTTCTTGATGTCCTCTTGCATGACCATAATCACGCTCTGCATATGCAGCAGCCAAACGAGATAACCGGCCCCAATAAGGGCGACCAGCGCAAGAATGATCCAGAGCTGGCCAATGTCACTCACGGCGCCTTGTCGGTCGGTTTGGCCGGCCGCTGCCAGAGTTTCGAGATTTGATCCAGCACGCTTTCCATCTGCACCTTTAGCACGGTGATGGCGTCATGGTCGGCGCCGTCCTGTGACTTGATCGAAGCCACATCCGTCCTGATGGTGGTGATATCGTTGCTGTGCGTATTGAGCGTGATCGAGTTCGACTGCAGAGTGGCAAAGCCCCAGATGATGAGCGGCGTGAGCAGCAGCGTCGTCACTCCTGCCGCGAAGATGCTGGCCAGCCGAGAAATGGCACCCCATTTGTCTGACTGAGCGATCTTCGTGGCCCTCGCGTCGTCTAGCTTTGGAATAGGCAGCGGTATCTCCACCATATTATTGCCCCATTTCCCTAAGCAGCCGTTAACGATTGAGCGAGCATGGCTTCGGCACGTTCCTTGGCCTTCACGTAATAGGGCTCCGGCGCTGACGTATCCGCGAAACGGTTGGAAAATCGCTCGTTTTTGGTTAGGAAGTCGGCGTCGAACATGCGGCAAATGGCCAAGGCGCCCACCAGATCGCGGGGCGTCGAGCCGTATTCCGCTGCCAGCCTGACTGCAGCGCGGATACGCTCATAGCGTGTATGGGCGAAAAAGCGGCACCAGAACTCAAAGTCCCGAAAGCCTTGGGTTGTTCCACGCTTGCCGCCTAGTTGCAGCCCTTCCACCAGCGGCGGCCGGAAGCCGAATGCCATGTGGTGGATTTCCGCCAGCCACAAGTCGGTGAACCAGTACGGGAAATACTCAGTGCATGGCTGGCCGATGGCGCGCACGGCACGCGCTGATGCGGCGCAGTACGAGGCATTCATGGGGTCGGTTACTTCCTGCCAGCAGAAGCAGACCATCGGGTGGCAGAGCGCGCGGGCCAGATAATCGTCCCAGCCCCATGTCAGCGGGAAGATGTCGTCGCCAAAGCCACTGTATAGGTCAACGTCGCCGCACTGGGCAGCCGCGTGGTTATAGGCAGCGCCAGGCGTGCAATCGTCCGGCCGCATGATGGCATAGGCGCCGGCATCCTCGGCAGCGACCATCGTGGCCGCATCGCCGCGGCAATAGGATACGGCATACATCACCTCATGCTTGCTGCTCTCAGTGGCCATGAGCGCACGCAGAGCCGCAGCCAAGCCATCCGGCCGGTTGCGCGAGGGGATGACAACCGCGATATTCATGACTGGAGCACCGACGCGAACCCGCCGACGCTGGCCGTGGTGGAGAGATTCAATATCAGACTGTCAGCCGTGTGCGTCAGCAACCACGGATAGGGCGAGAAGTCCAGCACCAGCGCCTGCGTGGTGGACAGGACCATGGTGCCGCTGATGGCCGACGCCGTGCCTGTCTTGAAGATGCCGTTGACAGCCGCCGATGCCGGGCCGAGCACCAGTTGGTAGACCTTGATCGTCTTGCTCGCCGTGCCCGTAACCAGCGTGTTGTCGCCGTTCGCCACCGCATTGATGACGATGTTCGTCAGCGTGGCCGTGCTGGGCAGTTCCGCTACAGTGTTCAGCGAGCCATCGGCATTGACGACCAGCGTGCCGCCGCTGCCGCTAATCTGCGCCGATGTGGGCGCGCGGTTAGCCGGATACGGCTGCGTGACTACCGTGCGCGGAGGCTCGCCTGGAAACTTATCGACCATCAGCCTTTGCCGTACATCTTCTCTGCCGCCGACTTTTTGCGCTTCGGGCCGCCGCCGATCATGGATTGGTGCTGCTGCTGGATGTCGGGGTATTTCCGGTGAACGGCTGCGCGCACCTTCACTTTTTCTTCCGGCGTTCCGTTGGCGCTCACTCTGGCCAAGGCGTCCCGAGCATGGTTCTCATCGTGAATGGGATACCTGCCGCCCGGCAAAGCAAAATCGGATGCCGGGATTTTCTTGCGGTCTGCTGCTGTTAAAACGGCCATCTCACTTCCCCTTTCCGTACATGATGTGCGCCATCTCGGCGTGGGATTTCTTCTTGCGGAACTTGCCGCTGGCCTTGTCTGCATTGGCGAAGTCCTGGCCGACCGATTGTTTGATACCAGCCTTCTTCGCAAAGCCCGGATCGTGCGCCACGGCTTCCATCAGGTTGTGCTGCTTCTGACTGACGCTCGGCATCTATCTCTCCTATGACTTCTGGTAGCCGTAAATGTAGATCACGCCGCCAGTGATATTGCCGCTGCTGGCGATGAGGCGGAACGCGGTAACAGCGGTGCTTGTCGTGTTCCATGTGCCGCCCCAGACAGCCGTGACGTTGGCGGGCGTGCTGTTCACCCAGTTAGCTGTGCCCGCAAAGTTTTTGCGCAGGCTGGTGCTGTTGAGATTGAAGGCCGTGAGTTCTGCGTTCGCGGGCCAGCCAGCCGTGGTCCCAATGCTTTTGAACAGGACCGGGAAGGCCGAAGCGCCGCCGGCAGGTCCAACGGTGCTGCCCGCCGTATTCGTGCCGATGGAACCCCAACCGTCATAGTCGCCGGCCGTGGTGTCGTATGTCGGCGTGGCGCCCGTGCCGACCTGCAACTGGATGTCAGCCGTGCTGGTCTGCGCCGTCAGGCCCATGACTACGATCTTATAGGCGTCATAGGTCGAGCTGATGACGCCTTCGACCAAAATGGTTGTCGTGTTGCCGGGTGCGGTTTTCGTGGCCAGCCACGTCAGGCCGCCACCGCCGCCGCTGCCGTTCGAGGCCGCCGTGACGAGGCCCTTGGCATTGACCGTGATGTTCGCAGCCGTGAACGAGCCGACGTTGGAATTGACCGTGGCCAGCGTCATTGCGCCCGTATTGGCCATCGTGGCATCGCCGGACAGAGCGACATCGGTGGCCACGTTGGATGCGTTGCCGACAAAGATATGCGCGCTCGTCAGCGTTGGGACGCCCAGCGTTGCCGTTGCCACCCCATTGCTATGGGTGACGCTCGTGACTGCCGAGCCGGTGACGAGCAACGCGGTGGACAGTAGTTCGCTGGTCGAGTTCGTACCAATCCAGATGCTGCTGGCAATGCCGCTGGTGGCGGAAACCGTCGTGACGTCTCCAGAGAAATTATCGAAGAACAGGAACGAGCCCTTGCGCTCCGGGACGCTGGGCAGATCGCTTAGCGCCGGATCGGTGATGGGCGCACGCACTCCCTGTAGCCGCCAGGTGTTTAACTGCTCGGTCTGCAGCGCCAGATTGTCCAGCGCATCCTCGACGATGGTGGGCGAATAGGCGCCCTGCCCGGTCAGCGCGGTCGCTTGCTCATATGACACGATGCGGTTGAGCGTCAGGAAGTTGCCGGTGGTGATGGGCGAGCCAACCAGCGGATAAATGAATGTTCCAGAAGCGGTACCGTCAATCGGAAGAGTGGAGACAACTCCGGTCAAGCTCCAAAGATTGCTTGCTAATGTCGTGCTTACGCCGGTCGCGTCAGTAAGAATTAGTTCAGCGTTGGTCTGGTCAGTCGCAGACGAGCCTGGAATGGGAAAGCTATAGGCGAACGATGTCGCCACGGCATTTCCTTCCACAATTACTCTCGAAATTTCCGTGCTGATTGTCATTAGATTTCCCCTGCGAAGGCGCCATGATACCGCTTAGCAGCGGCCCTATGCGCTGCCTGTGCGGCTGCGGCAGTATCGTAATATCCTAAGAAAATTGTTTTCCCATCAGCGCGAATCTTCGCGTTCCATTTTTGCTTGTCAGCAATATACGCGACGCCCTTGATGCCACTGACGCTATGGCTTCTGACGCGACAATTGCGCGTGTTTTCAGCGCGCGTTGCCTCTCGAAGATTTTCAATGCGGTTATCGGACGGGTCTCGATTTATGTGGTCGATCTCGGCGTGCGGCCATTTGCCGAACACGTACAGCCATGCGAGGCGAGATGCGAGATAAAGCCTTTTATCGAGGCTGATGTAGAAATAGTTGTTCTGCGCCATGCACCCTGCTTGGACGCCTGCGTAGCGCGTATTCCAAGAAGCGGTGCGCTGGGCATTTCGTCGCCATGAAAAAATGCCAGTCGCCGCATCGTAAGAAAGGCGTTTGCGGAGTTCCGTTGCCTTCATTGCGAAACTCCTGCCCTCGAAAGGGCTCTTTTACGCGCTGCCTCTAGTTCGTCCTGCCTCACCTGCGCATCCGATTCAAAGCCGTGCGCGCCGAACAGAATCCGGTTTGCCGGCCGCGTGTTCAGCGCATTGCTTACAATGCCCGGCACGACGGCAGACTTGACAAAATCCTTGCCCCACTTGATGAGGCCTTTGCTTAAATCCGAATTGCTCACCGCTTCCACAATCTTTGGAATCTCGTCAATTCCCGGAAGCGCCGCCAAGGACTTTCCCGCACCTGTGATGTAGTTGAGCGGGTTGCCATGTATCCGCGCTTCGGCCATTCCTGCCAGCGCAGGAGACATGAACGCCAGATATTCGGTGTCAATCCAGTGGCCAGCGATATGCACCTGATGGTGCCCAAACTTGTCGCTGCGGAAATCCTTTTTGTCTAGCGCACTGGCGAACAGTGCAGCCGCGCCGATGACGCCAAGGGTGCGCGTCAGCTTCTGGTAGCCCTGTGCCGTCTGGACTAAGCCCTGCAAATGCGTGGCCGGATCGGTTGATGCGATGGCGCGCTTCCCAAGGATGATATCGCGGATGCCAAGCGGTATGCCGGGGCCAGCATTCTCGATGGCGTTTGCGATGACATTTGACGGAATCTTGGCCATCGGGATTAGGAAGTCACCCAGTCGATAGCCGGGCAGCATGTCATTGACGGCGCTCTTGAGCTTCATCGTCAGCGCAGAAGCCCATGTATCGTTGATATTGGTGACGCGGGCGGCGCCTTTCTGGGCCGCTATGCGAACCGCAGCACCAGCCTGCGTCTCAGGCTCGATCCGCACCGCATCCTTGAATATCTCGTTGGCATCGCCGCCGAACTCTTTGGCCGCCTTCGTGGCAAAGCGGTTAGCCACATCAAAGAACACCTTGTGGTAAAACTTCGTGAAACCGATGTTGTGCTCCCAGTCGATGGCTATCTTGTCGGCAATCTTGGCGACGGCGCCCGTGGCGCGCTCCATCGTTCCAGTGATGCCGGGCCGCGTGCTCTGTGGGATGTCGCGGAAGTTAAGCCGCTCGCCCAATTTGTTGAGGCCGATGTCAGCGAGGCTTTCCGTGCTGGCAGTATTCACGCCAGTCTTAACGTAGGTCTGCCAAGCTTCAGCGTTTGCCTTCTTGGCAAGGTCGCTATCCACGCCCGCAGGCAACCGCAAGCCGATCCTGTCCAGTAAGGTGTTTTCGGCCTGCGAAATCGTGACCTTGATAGGTGTCGCAAGGTTCATCAGCTTCACATCGCGGCTGACGACGGCAAGGTTGCCGATGATGTTCTTAGCGGGACTGGCCGCTAGATTCTTTTGCACCCGCATGTAGGCATTGAGCGCATTCTTTGCCTGCAGGTACGCATCCGACACGCCGCTCATCTTGGCATCCACATCCTTCAGCTTCTGCATCTCGCTGGTCAGTTCAAAGATGCGCTGGGCGACTTCGGGCGAAATCTCCGTGCCCGTCAGTTTGTTGGCCAGCGAGTTCAGGAACGTCTCATGCTCCTGAGGGCTGAAAATGCGCTCGGCCTGCTGCGCCTTGAAGTCTGCCTTGGCCTTGGCGATTGCCGCTTGCTGCTCGGGCGACCATTTGCCGATCTTGCCGAGTTTGCTGATGGCGTTCTCCACCCCCAGTTCGCGGTTCTTCATCACGCGGGTCTGTTCGAGTTTCCGCACGACACCCAGCGCGTTGTCGCCGGCATAGGGGCGCATCATGGCCTCACGCTCGGCAGTGGTCGTCCTGGCATCAAAGAACGCAGCCATGTCGAGCGACTTGTCCTTCAAGGCTTTCTTGAAGTCCGCTATGGCATCCGGCATGAGGCAGAATTGGTCGGCCATCAGCATTTAATCTCATCGAGGAATTTGTCCCACCGCAGTTCCTCTTTCGGCAGGAATACGCCGTTGCTTTCCTTCAGTACCGCCTTGGCCTGCGTCTGCCGCTTGGCGACTTCCTCTGCGCCACCGGCTGCCTTGACCTTGGCCTGCTGGAGTTCCGCCAGTTTGGCCATGGCGCTATCAGGCTCGCGCTCCTGAGCGAAGCGCAACGTCTGGGCCGCCTCGGATGTCCGGGTCACGACCGGCGAGTTTGCCAGCCGTGCTGCCAAGTCCCAGTCCTTGGTCTGCTCGACCACGCTTTCCACGCCCGCGATGAACATGGACGGGTCGATGCCCTTCGGCAGCGCCTGCTCGCCATTGATGATGGCGTTCATTTTGTCGGGACTGCCGGTGATGAGGTCGGACACCAGCGCCGTCTGGCCCTTGACGGTCTTGACGTCATAGCCCGCGGTGGACAGAAAGCCGTCAGTTACGCCTTGATCCTTGGCCTTCTGCTCGATGCTCAGGCCGATCTTAGAGAGGCCCTTACCGGGCGCCAATGGTTCCTTGAGAACCGGAGCCGGTGCGGCTTTAAGGACTTGCGTTGTTGTAGAAGATTGAACTGGGGCGGCAGTAGGGGTTCCACGCGCCTCTGCCGACCCAATCCCTTCCCTGTGCACCAAAGGTGGAATCTCTGGCTGGGGCTCGGGTAGTGTAGCGGCGGTCGGCGCGTTGTCAACAGTGTCGCCAAATAACTGGCCTTCGCTTTCTACTGGCCGCGATGGGCCGCCTTTCCCCGGCAGGCCACTGAGCGCGACGTTAGCTTGGGCTGCTTGTCGCTCGCGTTCTATATCAGCCAATTGTTCAGCGACTCGCGCGCGCTGGGCTTCAAGAATGCGGCGGTCAACGAGCGGCTGTGCCGCCGCATTCAGTGCCTCCGGGTTGGTATCGACCAGTATCTGATCGCGGCGCTCTAGCAGCGCCTTGCGTTCTGGACCTTCAGCGGTCTTTAACTGATCTTCAACTGTCTGTAGACGGTTCAGGCGGTCGGCAGCAGACACATCGCCAGCAGGCAGTTTGGCCAATTGATCAGCAAGGTTTTTGTCCAACTCGTTCAGAGAGGCTTCCCGGCCAAGGCGCCCGATTTCCGCCGTATCAACGACTGGAAGTGCCGCGGCTTTGCCGCCGTAAGCCGTTGGCACCTTCCCCGCCACCAGATCGTCCAGCACCCCGCCATGGTTGGTCTGGGCGTCCAGCAGCAGCTCGGCGGGCGGGCGGCCGGTATCGAGATAGGTCTGGTGGATGAGCGTGGCCGTCTCGGGCGGCAGGTGCAGGGCATCGGCAACCACGGCAGCCTGCCCTTTGGCTTCCTCGACGTCCGGCAGCCTGCCCAGCGGCGTATGCGTCAGCCCTTCGCCGCCGCCAGCACCATCGGGCGGCACATCGTCCACCCGGTAGGCATGGCCCCAGACGCCCGGCGAGGCCGCCTGGACCCGCGCCGTCTCGATCTGGCTATTCACGTCCGACAGGGCCGCCATGGTGGCAAAGCCGCCTTCCCGCTCGGCGCTGGCAACCTTGGCTTCGTCTGCCCCGGTTTCCCGAGCAATCTGGCCTTCAACCGCAGCACCCGCTTCCGGGATAGCCGACACGGTAGCCAGAAAGCCATTCTTCAGCAGCGTGGCGCCTGCATTGAAGGCGTCCGCGGCGTGCTGAAGCAGGGCGCCAGGGCCGGAATAGTTGCCATAGCCGTTGTCGATCAGCGTTTTCTGGTCGGCGGCGTTCAAGTCGGCAAAGGTATAGGACCAGCTTTGCGCGTACCGCGTGGCTGCCGCCCCGAAGATATTGGCCAGCGGGTTGCTGGCATGGAACCGAGCTGCTGCAGCCGCAGGTATACCCTTGTAGGCGAATTCACCCGTATTGCCTGCGGGACCGGTCGGCGAGAGGTCACTGTCCTTGATCGGCGTGTAGTTGCCAGCAGGCTGCTCAGGCGCCTGCGGGGGCGCTGCGGAGCCCACTTCAAGGTCGGCATCGGTTATGGGCTGGTAGTCGGTCATGGCGTGTTCGGCACGGCTGGACCAGTATCGGATGCCGCCACAGGGGCTTCTGCCGGGGCTGGCGTGGTCGCCGGTGAGCCTACGGCTACTTTGGAGCCATCTGGCTTCAGGTAGGCGTCACGGCCGTCCTTGGTCTTGCCAAGGTACTTGGTGCCCGCTGGCAAGTCGGCAGGAATGGCAGGACCAGCCTCGCCACCACCCGTCAGGCCGGTCCAGAGGCGTTCCAGCAGCCCCGGCTTCTGGGCATCCGCCTCGGCCTGCAACTGGTCGGCGGCCGACAGCGAATAGTGTGACAAATTTGCCAGTGAGCCGAAGTAATCCTTGTTGCCAGGGGTTATCAGGTCCTTCGGGTTCTCGCCCTTGGCGATCTTGGCTTGCCATGCCTGCTCGAAGTCGAAATCGAACCGGAATTTGGCATCTGGCGTCATGGCATTGGCGCCAGTGCCGATGGCCGTCTCGTTGTCCTTGACGAATTTGTCCTTCAGTTTGTTAGTGGCAATGACGGTGGGGTCATCCTTGCCCTCAGCGGCTTTCATCAGGAAGTCGAGGCTGCCCTTGGAAATCTTGCCTGGCGTGCCGTCCGGCGGCGCGAAGGCATCCTGAAAATCCTTGGTTGTGGCCGTGCCGTTCAGATAGCCGCGGTAAAGTTGCGACGTCGTGGCCTTGTCGATGCCATCGTTCGGCTTGTTGTCCAAGTTCTTCTGGTAGTTCAGCAAATCCTGCACGGCCTGCGGGTTCTTCTGCGCCCACGGCGTCTGGGAGAATTTGGCGATGTCGAACGGGGGCGCCTGTTGCGGCTGAGCCCAATTGGCATTGATCGCCGCCTTGGCCCCGTTCATCACATCGTCGTATTGCTGCTTCTGGGCCTTAGCGTTCTGCTCCTGCTGGAAGCGCGTCTGCTCGCGAAAGGCCGCATCCTGTGTGTGCCAGGCAGACAGCACATCCTTGGTCAGCGCCTGCTTTTCCCCTTCCGGCAGCACTGACACGGCGGCGGCAAGTTGCTTGTCAACGCCCGTGCCATTGGCCGGCGTGATGGCTCCGCTAGCCTCGCCTGCGTTGTAGAGCGCGGCAAACTGGCCGCCCGTGATCGTGTTCGGGTCTAGGCCGGAATTGGCGGGAATGTTGGCTGCGATATTGGCCAGCGGCACGCTCTGGGCTGCCGGTGCATCGGGATTTGTCAGCAGCGCAATCGCCCCGGCAAGGCCCTGCTGGTGGGCAAGATAGAGGTCGGAATCCGTCACCGGCCGCTTTAGGGCTGCCTCCAGCTTCGGCTTGTTCTCAGCCGTTTCGTTGTCCAGCCCCTTCAGAGAGTCCTGCAGATTGTTGCGGTCGCCGCCGGGATTGAAATGCGCCATCCACGCGGCAGAAGCTTGTACAGGCCCCTGATGGTCTGGGTTGTTCGGGTCGTTCTGGCCCGTGCCGAACTCGGTTGCCAGCACGAAGCGATGATAATTGGCTCCGCCCACTGCGGTCGGCGTTCCCTGCTGCACGCCCAGTAGCGCAGATGCCTGATCGCCTATGCTGTGGCTCTGGATGAATGTCTTGGCATTTTCGATGCGGTTCTTCTGTAGGGCGGCTTCAAACTCAGCGCGTTTAACTGCTTGGGTGTTCTCATCCGCGCCATTTAGTTCGCCCCAGTTTTTTACACCCGCATCCAATGCCGCGCTCACCTCAGCCTGCACTTGCGGATCGGCGTAGTTGCGGGCGCCTAAGTTGACAAGAAGTTGATTCCGACTGTCGGCGCTCTGGATCATCCACGCTTTGGTCTGGTCGCCTGCGTACTGGCCGGATTGGCGCATCGAGCGGCCTATGCTGTAGCCGACACTCTGGCTCAGCATGTTGGCGACCATGGGATTGGGCGAAGCGCCGAGATAGTGCTGCCGTAGCGCGATCAGGTCGGATTCAAACTTCGGCTGGGCGTCGGCAGCGGCTTTTCCCTTCAGCGCATAGAAATTGTCCTCCAGCTTGCCAAGGTCGCCCTGGAACTGGATGTCAAGATCGCTGGCCGTCGCCTCATTCTTAAGCCCCTGCCACGCCAGCACATGCTTGGCCATGACATCGCCGGCCTGCCCAAGCGCTTCGCCCACGCCCTGCTCGGCAGCACCGACCTGTGCGCCGAAGTCAGCACCGCTCGCATTGGGAAGCGGCCCCTGCTGCGGGAATACGTTTTGTTCTAATGTCGGGACTTGGGCCATGGGCTACTGGAACGCAAAGACGCCGAAGGGATCGACGCCAGCGGTTTGATAGCTCATCCACTTATCGCCCACGCTGGTCCCGGCGCCGATGAGGCTGCCGAACATGGCCATATCGCCCGCGCTCTGGTAATTCTGCGCCTGCGCCGTATCGAGGTTCGCATTGGCCTGATAGCCGTAGGCTTCGCGTGCGGCATTGTTGCGGATGGTCAGCGAATTGAGCCGCCCGATCTGCTCGGTGTTGGCCTGGATGTCCAGCGGCGAGCCGGTGTTGACGTCGAGGTTCCCCGCCGCATAGATCGCGCGCTGGCGGCCGATCATGGCGGCCGTGCGCCGGTCGTTGGCCTGTGCATTCACCTCGCCCTGCTGTTGGGCGAACGTGGCGGCATTCCGGGCGACCGCGGCGTTGTAGTTGGCGGCGTTGGCCTGTGCCTGCGCCTGCTGCTGGGAGCCAATGGCGGAAAAGATGCCGCCGACAACGGTTGTCGCCAGCGAGATGAACGGCATTACCGCGCCCATTATCCCCTCACAATCGAAACGCGGCGGAAGGGTAGCCCCTCAACGCCATAAGGCTCTTGCTCAGCAATATCGAACCCGGTCCATTTAAGCCAGCGCAGGCAAACCGAGTGCCGGGCGTCCACCCATGTTTCCAGCATCGGATAATGGGCCAGCATGTGGTCGATCTGGGCGCGGTAGTTACGTAGAAATGCGTACTTGTGCGCCCGCAGCGCTCCGGTGCCAAGCATCCACGGATTGGCCGTGTCACCAATGAGCGATGGTGCCGCAAAGCCGAAGATGCACACCGGCTCGCCATCCACTAGCCATGTCCGCGCCTTCACCGAGAGGCTGATCGACCGCAGCAGGGCTTCAAGCGGGCTCCAGTGGCCCAGCGCCCACACTTCCGCCGCATCGGCCGGTGTCATGCGCGGCGCGATCTTGTGCGCGTCGGCAGCCGTGGCTTGCTCAATGGTCCACATCAGCGGCCACCCGAATTATCGCCAAAGGTGAACTCGCCCGCCACGCCGAGCAGGGTGAAGGGCAGTGGATAGACGCTCTCCCAGTAGATTTGCCCTTCGACGGTCCAATCGGAATAGATCGCGTCCGGCCGGAACTCGCCGGTCTGCAGGCGCGTGGGCTGCCCCATCTGCTCGTTGGTGCGCTCCTTGATGCCCACAAGCGTCTCATCGAACCCGGAGGCTGAGAACGAAAGGCCGCGGCTGTTTTCCATGTAGGCGGAAAGACCAGTGACGGTCTTGCGCTTGCCTGCCACGGACGGCGCACCGCCGCCGAGGTCCACATACATGCTGGTGCCTTGGGCCGTGTATGACAGCCCGACGACGACCACATCGGACGGTTCGAGCAGGGTGATGCTACCGTTGCTAACCGTGTATGGACCTTCGACGCTGCCATTCGACAGCACCATGACGCTGGAGCCTTCTAGATGGTCCAGCCCAGTCACGGTCTGCACAGGCGTCGTCAGCGTCCATGATCCTTCCGGTATCAGCGTGTCGAACGGGCCGGACGGGCCACCTACCGGCAGCACCGACCATACGCCAACGACCTGCGTGGGGCTGATATACTCGGTCACGTTGAACACGCCGCCATCCACGCGGATGACGGTTCCGACGCTACCGGCGCTGAATAGGTTGGCATCGCTGGCGAGGCTCGTGGGCGCGGTCAGAGCGCATCCGGCCGGCACGCCGAACGAATAGCTCAGCGCACAATCGAGGAACCATGCATTGGTCGGGTCGGCCTCGTCGTTGGTCCACGGACGGGCGAGCTGGCGCGATTGCATCCGCTCCACGTAATAGACCGGCGAGCCGCTGTTCTGGCCCGGCACTTGGCGCTGGGTGATGAAGTAAACGGCGTTCTCATCGCCCTCGGGGATCGTCGCCACGCTGATGAAGTAGCCTTGCGTGTCGGAATGCGCCCAGGCGTAAACCTCTTGCTCTTTCAGGAAGGTGAAGCTGAGCAGCACGCCGTCGTTGCGGATGGCCCACACAACTTTGGTCGGCTCGTCCTGATACGCCCATTCCTTGACCTGAAAACCATAGAACAGGTGATTGGCCAGAACCGTCATGTCGGCGCCGACATAATTGTTGACATAAAAGTTATACGTCAGGTCGCGCACGACGTTCGATTTGTTCTGCACGTACAGGATGTCGTAGTTGACAGGGATCGGCGGCACATCCGAGGAGCCGTTAAACGCCTGTGGACTTGCCACGATGTTTGAAGGAGTAACGGGCTCGCCAAGGCTGCCGCCGCTCACCTGCCATGCCCCTGACGATGAGCCCATGATAAGGCCGCTCGCCATCGGCAAGAGAAACTTGATCGCATTGACTTGGGTGCTGGCAATCGTTGCCGTGATCGCGTCTGAATCACGTGCGGGTATCGAAAAGTCCATGTTGTTGAAATTACCGATCTGGCTCATCCAGAACGTCTCGGGGAAGTTCGTGGACGCGGCAAAGCATTTGCGCTGCTGGAAATACGACACGCAGCCGGGGTAGTTGCCGGTGGCTGGCCCGATGGTCGCAGTCGCAGTCAGACCCGTGCCACCCGATGCCGAGATGGTGGGCGACACATAATTCTGGCCTCCGTAGGTCGTCACGATGGCCGTCACCACGCCGGCAGCCGCCTCGATAAACCCGATCCAGCCGGTGCCCGTGCCATCAGTCACTGTCGCCAGGCCGGTCGAATAGCCGCTGCCGCCGTTCGTCACGGTCCAGTACTGGATCGTGCTGTTCAGGAACGGGTTATGCGGCAATGGCGGTGAACGGGAGAAGTCCGGCGCAATATTCTGGTCGGTGAAGCTGACGCCCTGCGTCGTGCCGATGAAGCCGTAAATCTGGCCGTAGTCAGCCGCGCCGTTGATGACTTCGGGCTGACGATAAAGGTTGTAATACTGCGCGCCCGCCACCGGCAGCCATGTGAGCCGGTTTTGCGCGCCCACGTTTTGCGACATGACAGCACCCGTCACGCTGCCGATGGCGCTGGCCCTGGATTCCTCGGACGTCGCATCGCTGACCGCCGTGACCACATAGCGGTAGGTGCTGCCACCTGCCTCATTGGCGGTGACGGTCGGCGCGCTGGCTGGCGGCCCGATGTCGGGTGAGAATGTAATCGGGGTATAGGTCCAGCTAGCATTGCCCGTGCGCGTGATGTCAGCCGGCGGATAGGACGGGTGGGTTATCGTCAGCACATCGGCCGACTGCGCATATTTCAGCAAGCCCACATCGGCAACCGCATACGGCGTGACGAGCGTGAAATAGCGGGAGACCGTGCCGCCGCTGGTATATGCCGTGTAAGCCGTCGAATCGACGTTGGTGCCGTCCAGCGTGTGAAGCTGGAACGTGTTGGTCGTCTTGCCCGCGACGATGAAGCTCTTGCCGTTCACCTGCGTCATGCCCCCGACGCCGGTGATGAATACCCAGTCGCCATTGCTGAAACCATGCGCAGCACTGGTCACGACAGCGGGGTTGGCCTGCGTTATGCCGGTGATGTTCTTGGCCGTCTCCAGCACGAAGCCGCCATCCATGATGACGCGCATGTACTTGTCGCCGAACTCCAGCACGTAAGCCTGAACGGTCGAGAACACGAACGGGATCAACCGCGGCGTCGTGCCAAGGCCGGGGCAGCCACCGGTCGGGATGGTGCCGCCGCCACCGGGATTGCCATTCAGCAGCGTTATCCTGATCTGGGCACCGGCACCACCGGCAGGCAATGCAGCGGCAAACCGCGCACCACCACCACCGCCCCCTGGGAAGCCGCCCGTTCCGCCAATAGCACCCGGATTGTTGGTCGTTGATGCACCGCCGCCGCCGCCGCCGCCCTTGTCCTGATCGTTAAATCCGTCGAAGCCATTAGCCGGATAAGCACCGGCGCCGTCGCCACCATTGCCGACGCCAACACCTGCAATGCCGCCAAGGCCGCTGCCGGCCGGAGGGCTATCGCCGCCAGCCGTTCCGCCATTTGCACCGCCGCCACCAGCACCGGTCAGGCGGTTGCTGTCTGAAACGCCGCCCGCACCGCCATCGCCATCTGGGCCAGCAGCGCCACCGCCGCCACCAAAATCATGGCCCCCGACGCCGCCGCTGTGCAGCACATCGCCAATGCCAAAAGCTGCATTGCCGCCCAGCCCCGGCGTGATGGTGTCGCCTGCGCCGCCGCTCTGCGCCCGAAAGGTCGTGACGCTGCCAAACCAGCAATATGTCGGCACCGAACTGGGATTCGCGGTCGGCACGTTGACCGCATACGTTGCGCCGGGCGTGACGGCGTAGCTATTGACCTTCGTCCAGGCGCCCCCACCGCCGGGGTTATAGGCGCCGTTGCCGCCTGCGCCGAACATTTCAATGGAAATGAGGGTCGTTGTGCCGGGAACGGTCCACGACGTCGTGCCCGGCAACAGATAGACAACCGACGACGGCGGGGCAACGACGCTGGTCTGCTTGCTGCGGCCGACGAATGATGTGCCGGGGCGATTGGAGACACCGCCGCGGACATCGACGTACTGGTTGAGCAGCAGCGATGCCCCGACCTTGTATTTCGCGTAGTCCACGCGCGCGAGTAGCCCGGGGCTAAGTTCCCCCGCCGCAAAGCTGCTCTGGAATACAGTGGCCAATCAGATGCCCCATCCACCCCAGCCGCCGTACCAGCCAAAGCCGTTACCGCCCGCACCGTAGCCATAGCCCGGCCCGATCCAGTCGCTCGCGTAGCCGCGTGCGCGAATCCACTCCGGGATCGTGTTCATCGTATGCGTACCTTCGTTGCCGTCCTGCGCATTGGCCTGCTCGGCCAGCGCTTCGGCAGCGGCGCGCAACTGGGCGACCAGCGGCGTCAGGCCGTTCAACTGCATCGTAACGCTGGCGGCAAGACGCAGGCTGAACGCTTCCGAAAACATCGCATCGAACAGCGCCGGGCTGGTGATGTCTCGCGTCCATGTCCCATACGCCGCCACTTGGTTCGTGTATATCGCCTCCACCGGCTGGTCGCTCGGATTGTTGTAGCTGCTGACCACGAACGGGATGATGGGCTGCGGGCCTCCCTGCCATGCTGTCGCCACCTGCACCTGCGGGCCGTTGAACGTCGGCAGGATGTAGTTGAACTTTGCGCAGTTGTCGGGATAGGCGTAGGCGAAACTCCAGGGCATAAAGGGCCAAGGTAAATTCGTTGCCGGTTCCGCGTCCACTCCCGGAGCCGTAGCCAACAAAGTTAAGGGGCCTTGAAATCTCGCAAAATTCCACCTGTGTCCCCTAAGCATATAAAGCCGGTCCGCGTCGTACCACAGCCGCACGGCGTTCGCTGACGGCGTATTCTCGTTGAAGTCGGCAATGATCGAGCGAGCGCCGGCCAAGGCAAGCGCGCGGTTCGCAATGTCAACGGGCGATGTGCTTGTCATTTCAGCCTCGGATGTTTCTTGCCGTTGCGCATCAGCCGATCTTCAAGAGGCGTCGTCCGGTCAATATCGAGCGGTCGCCCGACGATGCCGCCGGCCGCAGGCTTGGCCAGTCCTTCGGTCTGCTCAGGTTCGACCACGGTGCCGCTCTTAGTCATCAGCGTCGTTATCCGGCTCCTTGGCGTCCGGTTCCTTGTGCCGATTGCCGTACATCTTCTCGGCATTGCTCATCTTGGCCTTCTGCAGCGCGCCATGGGTAATGTGCATCATCATGCCGCCTTCGTGGGTGGCTGACACAACACCGTGGACCATCCCCTCGACATGATCGCCCTGGCCGACGCCGGGCATTCCCATGGTTTTCATGTCGCTGGCGTGGATGTTCGCGCTGCTGCGGTATACCGGCGCTTCCTCCGCAGCATTTTCTTCCTTGGTTGGGTCGGCTTGCGCCGCTAGGTCTGCCATCTTGGCCATGTCTGCTCCTTATGAGTTGCGCACATAGGCAATGAGCCCGTTGTCGAAGCCCCAGAGTGCGAAACTGGGAGGCGGGTTGCTGGGCGCCGGATTGGGCACCGGTGGTACGATGCCGAGCGTCGGCTGTAGCGGGAATATCGGCTCCAGCGGGTTCTGCGCCCCCCACCAGCCACTGCCATCGCCGTTGCCGCCAGAAGGAACAGGCGTAGTCATTTCGGCTTCCTCGCCACAAGGTTCACGTGCAGATCGCGCACGGCATTGCGCAGATGGAGGGCCGCGTACATCTTGTATTCGTCATTGCGGCCCATGACCGACTGGTCCCAGCCGAGGCCGTTCTGGAAAAAGAAGTCGCATTTGTACGGCACATGCGGCGCGTTTGGGCGGCGCTCATTGCCCATCTGGTCGCGCACCCAGTTGCCGTCAGCGTCCTTCACACCTTCACGCCAGTCTTTGTCCAGATAGTAGGCATACCAGCTCGACATCGCCGGGCCGTGCGTGGGGTCGCCCCAGTAGCAGTCATGCGACGGGTCGGGCGTGATGATGGTGGCCTTGGCCTCATGCTTCATCACGCGCCACAGTTCGTTGAAGAACGTGATGCGTTCCGGCCATTGCAGATGCTCCACGAAATGGCTGCTATGGACTTCATCCACGCTGTCATCGGCCCACGGCCACGGTGCCTTGCGCAGATCGACGATCTTGTCCACGCCGTCGAATTTCAGAATATCGACGCCGGTGAAACCTTCGCGCTTGTTCACCCCGCAGCCAAGGTCCAGCCGTACCAGTTCGACTTTCTTGACTGCCTTTAGTTTTGCCTGTGCCATCATCCTCACCAAGTTATGTCATCGTCCACTGAGTAGTGCCCAACGGTCACCGCGCAGTCGATTGCGCAGCGGTAGCCAAGCTTTCGCGCATTGGTCCAGAACGTCAGGTCCTGGGTGCCCACGCCATTCTTTCCGGCAATCGTCTTGAACAGCGGCCGCGGCAGGCGCTTGTCCCGGAACATCGCCATCCTCCACAAATTGAACCCCATGCCGGTGCCGCAGCATTCGACCAACTCGCCGGGAATGGGCGCCTGCGGCCGGAAGTTCATCACAGGGTCGCGCGCATCGCCCCAGATTTGCGGCACGCCGCCAGCGCCCTTGGTCCAGTAGAGGCCACCAATGCAGGACAATTCCTTGTGCTTCTCCATGCGCGTCAGCAGGTTGAGCACGCCATCCATCGGCGGGATGTTGTCGTGCTCGACCGTCAGGATGTATTCCCACTGGCTGAGGTCTGGGTGCGCCACCACCTGCTCGATGGTCTGGGAGTACGCCTCTCCCACTTCCATGCCGAGTGCGGCAATGAGGTGCATCGGCTGGTTGGGCGGAAATTGCAGATTGCGCAGCGCGATGGCCGCCTTCGTGGGCATCATGCCGCCAGCCGGGATAATCGTGACGATGCGCTGCTTTTTCCAGACACCACGGCGCAACACCTCTGCCGACGAATGTTGCAGGTTCTGGTTATGCCAGCCGCCGTTGAGCCCTACGATCTGAGGCTGCATCACGCGCTCCGCAGAAGCTGGAAGTACGGGCGTATGAACCCGGCATAGCTCGACAGGAACGACAGGTCGAAGCCGGAGGTTGTGCCGCCGCCAGCCGTGGAAAACGAACCGACAGCCCATGCTCCGCTGTTGGCGACGTTTGTCGAACCCATGACTCTGATGCCGAGGTTCAACTGCGACATGCCGAGGCCATAGGAATACGGCAGCATTGCCGTCTGGGCGCCGCCGATGCCGGTGGAATTTGTTGCGCTGCTCGACGAATAGCCGAACACCAGCCAGTAAGGACCCGCAGACAGGCTGTTGGCGAAGTTGATATCCAGCCAGCGGATGCCGCTGAGGATCGTATGAACGTTCGTGCTGACAAACGACATATTCGTCGTCGTGGCGCTGTAGCCGATATTGGTCGAATAACCGTTGCCTTCCGCAAAGCCGCTGACAGCCTGCGTGATGGAATACTGCGAACCGTTTGCCGCCACGCTGATCGAATTGAGGAACGTCCAGCCGACAGACCCGGATGCAACCGAAATAAGGCTGCGGCTGCTCGCACCCGTTCCGAGCGAATAGACGACGGCATTCCATGTCGAAGCGTTCACGGCCGACGCGCTCAGGCTGGCCGCCGAAGTCGCAAGCGTAGTCGAGCCGGTTGACATCGAGACCGGCAGGCGCAGGAAGCTGAACGAGCCGTTCTGCGGCAGGATAAACGCCACCGCCTGGGAGATTGATGCGCCGTTTAGGTTCGTCATCGACGATGACGCCGGGAATGGCATGTTTTCGTATGACGAAATCAGCGGCTCGGCGTTGACAAAACTGAGGCCGTTGCTGTTCAGCGTAGCCGAGACGAGCGTGCCAGCCTGCGTGGCCGTGGTGACGCCAGTGCCGGCATTGTTCGTATTCGCCACCGTCCCGGCCGTGGTCAGGTAGACGGGGACGCCGAGCGACAGCCCGTTGCTGTTGAGCGTTCCCACGACGGCAGTGCCTGCAGTGGTCGTCGATGTGAAGCCCGTGCCAGCGCCCCCGCCAGCGGCATTTGTCAACCACGCCGGAACGCCCAGCGAGATGCCGTTTGTGCCTAGCGTGCCCGCCAGAACGCTGCCGGTCGTCGATGCACTGGTAAACCCGGTTCCTGCCCCAGCGCCGCCCGAAATGCTGACGTTGATCGACCCATCGGCGTTGACGCGCATGAGCGCGCCCGTGATGGGGTCTCGGATGACGCCCTGCATCACCCATTCGCTGTTGTCGATGCTTTGCGTCATGGCGGTGTCCTTACGAGGTCGCGTAAGTCAGCGAACCATCGGAATTGACGGTCGCTGGCGTGGCGCTGACGGGATCGCGGATAATGCCGGGCGATGAAGTGTCAAGCAGCGTGGCGGTGCTGCCCGCCGCAATGTTCTTGACGCCGCCGCCGGTCAGGTTGATCGAACCATCGGCATTCACGCTCATCACAAAGCCGGTCGTGGCATCGCGGATCGTGTTCGGGATGTAAGCGGCCATGGCTGTTACCCCGCACTCACGGTAAGGATGCCGCTGTTCGACCAGACGCTGCCAGTGCTGTGCGGATCGGCTGTCGGGAGAGACGCAGCATTGAGCGATGCCGGCAAGGTCGAGCCCAGCACCGCCCATGTGGTGGCGTCGATGGTGCCGGTGTTCTGGTAGATCACGCCGCCGACCATATCGAGCACGATGCCGCCCTTGGGACAGACGCCGTTGTACTCGTTGCTGGCAGGCTGGTTATTGCGCACGAAAACAAGCGTGCAGTGCCGACCGTCCTGCAGGTATGCAGACTTGAACCCGGAACTCATGGTTGAGCCTCCTAGCGTGAAATTGGATGGGGCGAACAACCCAGCCTTGGCCATCTTGAAATGGCCATAGGTCGATGGATGCACGCCGTCGATGGTGTACTGGCCCGGAACGCCGACCAGCGGGGGATTGGTTGCGAGATGGCCGGTGCCGCCACTATTGACCGTGACCGTAGTGATATTGCCGGACCCGTCCGTATTGGCGGTCAGCGCCAAGCCGGAGCCCGGCACGCCCTGCGGATAGAAAATCTCCAGCGGGATTGCACTGCTGATGGGATAGCGCACGCCGCCGCTGATCGTGCAGGCCGTAACCACGCCGGAACCGTTTATCGTGATGCGCGGAAGCTGTGACGCCCCGCCGCCTGCCGACGCATTGAACAGCCCGTTGTTCTGCACGGCCTCCATCACCGTGCAGATGTCGATGACGTTGATGCCGTACAGGCTAGGTGCGGTGTTGCGTATCCAGTTGTTGACCTGGACCCGCACGGCTTCCGTCGTCGCATTGGCAACGGTCTGGTTGGTCGTGGTCGCCCAGTTATCCGTGCTCGTTGTCGTCGGCAATGCCGTGATCTGGTAGACCTTGAGCCCCGCCGCCAGATAGGGCGTCCAGATTGAGACAAGGCGCGTCTGCAGCGTGGCAATCGTAGTGCCAGGCGCGACGTCATTGCGCAGCAGGCAGTTGATGAAATGCGTGGCATACGGCGCCATCAAATCTTCTTGCGAGTGTCGCGTGATGTAATTGGCCATCAGCTCGCCGTCGTTGCCGATGAACGTCCAGCCGTGGACGTTGCCGACCGACTTTTCAAATGCGCCGATGCGGCCGGAAGGCTGGTCCTGCTGATCGCTCGACCCGTTGAAGATCGAATCGCCAATGACCGCGATGGATGGAACCGGGCTGCTCTGCAGACCCTGGATGGTCATGGGGCCTTCAAAGCCGAGACCATCGTTGGCAAAGCTCGTATTGCTCATGGTCACATCGGGCAGGCTGGTGCCATGCTGCACGCCGTCTCCGTTCATGCGTTCGGCGGCGCGCGCCATGTTCGCGCCATTGGCGAATACAATCGGATAGGTGCCGTCCGTGTAGCCACTGCCAGCGGTAAGGTTAAGCGTCGTCAAGATGCCCCCGCTGACCACGCAGGAGATCGCTCCACCCGAGCCAGCGCCGGCCCCCGCCGGAACCGCTGCGCTCAGGGGAGTCGCCGCCGAGGAACTGTACACCGGGATAGCAGTGTTCAGCCCTTGCCCTTGATCGCTGATGTTCGTCGTAGCCAGCGAGCCGCCGCTGACGGTCAACGTCGCCACGGGCGGCCGCATGTTCTGCGCTTGGCGCCAGTACCGGATGATGTAGCCGGTGCCCTTGGCTATGGTGATGTTCACCGGGTCGGAGATGTAGTTGACCGCCCCCGGCGCCACGGTCAGCGTCGATGCACCGCTCCACGTGAATTGGTAGATCGTGCCCGTCCCGCCCGGCTGGATGCTGTACGAGCTGGTCCACGTGTATGGGTCGTTCGTCTCCGCTGCCGTGCCGGAATACGTCAGCCAGCCGCCCGGAATGTGCAGGCGCGGACTGATGATGTCCGTGTCCTGCGGGGCGAAGTGCTGCATGTAGCCCTGGGCGGAGTTGTTGTTGCAATTGTGATCGACCGGCCCCTGGCCCACATTCGACTTGTGGTCCGACACAATCCGATAGAAGGCCACGGCGCATTGCTACCTGTTGCCGAGCGATGGCAGCTTGGGCGCGGGCCTGCCGGCCAAACGCGCCTGCACGGGCTTCGGATAGATCGATGCCTTGCTCGGTCCAGCCGCCTCGTTGGAATAGCTCTGCCGGTCGGGCAATGCCTCGCCGCGGAGGGCGAGCGAATCGACGGTAGCTATTTCCGATGGCGCATAGGCATCAGGATACTTCTCGCACTGTGCCCTTGCCTCATCGTCCAGCGGTTCCATCCACGGACCGGGCTTCGTAGCCGCGTCGAGTTCCACGATCATGCCGGGATCGACCATCATGGAGAAAACTTCCTCCGGGCCCTTGAACGGCACGTCGGTTTCGGCACCGGACTTCTCATCGACGTAGTGCACGCTGATGATGCGGAAGGGATTGTTGATGACGCCCGGCGAGATGATTCTGTAACGCATGTTGTCTCCTTTAGGGGAAGCCGGGGCTTGTTAGGCCCCGACCCCTCCCAGACGTTTAGTTCGCGACGGTGAAGCCGGACGGATAGCCGGCTGCCGGGTTGGTCTGACGAGCGCCGATGAGGGCGGCCGTCAGGGTGCCGGCGGATAGCGTTGCCGACGCCACGTAGTTCAGCTTGATGTAACGCGGGTACTGATCGTTGCCGGTGCCAGCGCCTTCAGCGTAAAGGCGGCGCATCGGCATGTGAATGTTGAGGATGTGCGAGCCGGTCGTGGTCAGGCCGATCTGCACCGCATCGGATTTCGCCGCCGTGGTGTAGGTCGAATTGTCAGTGCTGACCATGACCTGCGCGACGATGGTGGTGGTCGTGGCAGTGCTCGTCAGGGCCGTGGTCCCGACTTGCACCAGCACTTCCAGTTCCTCGCCGTCGCCAATGTCGCGAGCGTTCAGCAGGTCGATGATGTTCGTCGAATCGCGGGTCGTAGTGATGGCCGCATTCGAGTCGAAGATCAGGTTGTTGTCGATAAGCATGTGTGTGGTTCCTTTCCTTTTCCCGCTTACGTGATCCGGGTTTCGGTCGAGGTAATCGCATCGACCGTTCGCACCGGAATGCCGCGGAAGGTCGTCACGGGCTTGCCGTCCCACTGCTGCATCTGCAGCAGAACGTTAGTCTTGTTCAGCGCCTGGATGTCGAGATAGGTGCTGAGGAGACGGTTGCAGTAGAAGGCGCACTTCTTGACCATTGAAGGCGTCGGCGCGTCGGTGGTCTGCACAGGAGCGGCAGAGGCCGGCGCGGTCGGCAGGCGGTGGACCATACGCACCATCGCATTGATGAGGTTGATGGGCGTGGTCGAGAGCAGGCCGGGCGATGTCGATGACGTATCGACGTTGCACAAACGCACGGTGTAGCGCCAGTCGCGTTGGCTGAGGCCGATCTTCCACTGGAAATGATCGGTATAGCCTTCATACCGGCCGATGGGCGTGTTGGTGTCATAGATTTGGCGCACATCGCCCCAGTCCTTGTGCTGCAGGCCGATTGGCGAACCCTTGGGCGAGATTGCCGAGACGGTGTTCGCGCCCCAGCAGATGAGCCAGAGCGAGGTGTTCACCGACTGCGTGCCTAGCCCATCAATCACGTTGTAGGCCGTCTGCGCGGTCGTCGTGGTGACGGTGTTGTAGCGCGGCGCGAAGCCCATGAAGCGCTCGGGATTCACCGCCGTGTTGCCGTAGATGACCGTGCTGGCCATCTGCTGCGACATGCCTTCAAGGAATGCCTGCGACTCCGAAAGCCGGAAGTTGGCGACATCGCCGTTCAGGTCGGCAAGGTCTTTGTCCACCACGGAATAGGTCTCCAGCATACCGATGCTGTCCGTGATCTGGGCGGTCGTGCTCTTGGTCGTGGGCACGCCGTAGTTGAACAGGCGCCATGTTGCACTCGGCAGGCCGGTTCGTACCGTGGTCCGGTGGCCGGTCGGAAGGTTGCCTTCCATGACAAGCATGTCATCGAGGATTTCGTTCGTCTGCGAAAGCAGTTCGACGATGACGGCGGACTTGCCGTCAGGGTCGATGCGCCGGACCCAATCTGCATAGGTCAATGCGCCGGTTGGATTGGTAGCCATTGGTTTCCCTTGTCTAGGCCGTTACTCGGCGGCCTGCTTGGTTGGATACATCAGCTCGGCGGGGGATTTTTTCTGCGGTGATGGTCCTCCGACCGCCACAGGTTTTCCCTCGCTACGCGCAGCCACCATGCGATGGAGGCCACGGAGAATTGCCAGATTGCTGCCCGCGCCCGTGTAGGCGAGGGCGGCAACGAATGCCTTGTGCTGCGCGCGCTGCGGCGCGTCGGCAGGCGTGGTGGGCGTGACGCCGAAAACTGACTGCAGGCCGCTTTCAATGGCCGTCTTGGTCGCGGTCCATTTGGCGCCGCCGATCTCGGGATCAGCGGTGACTTCCTTCTGCCAGCCGCTGATGGTGTTGTTCCATGTCTCGTACTGCTTGGACACCAGCGCTTCGCCCAGCGCCTTCATCTGCTCGCCGTGGAATGTGGCGAGTTTCTGGGCGACCTCGGGAGCGACCTTGGCTTCGGTGAAGATGTTTTTGGCGGCATCCAGCAGCGCCGGATCGACCTCGATGCCTTCCGGCAGTTTGATGTCATAGGCAACGGGTTCTTCCGGCTTCGCGGGTTCCTCGACCTTCGCGGGCTCGGTTCCATCCGCAGGCTTCGGCTCCGCGCCGATCAGCGATTCGATGACCTTGGGCGGCTCCTTCGCGGCAGGCGCAACCTCGGCCTTTGCCGCTTCCCCCGCAGCAGCCGGCACGGGGGATGAAGCCGCGGCCGGTGCTGACGGGGCCGCCGCTGGCGTTGCCTGGGGGGCTAGGACCGCGGCGGGCTGGCCGGCAGTGGTTGGGGCTACTGCCGGTGCGGGTGCAGCAGCAGGCGCTGCTGTCGGGGCTGGTGTGGCATCAGGCATTTTTGCGTTCCTGTTCTTCCTTGAGCATCAGCAGGTAGGCGTCGGGAGCCGCAGCGGTTATCTCAGCCAGCAGCAAGCGCCCGGCGTCGGCCCTGCCAGCATTGAACATAGTGCGGTGAACGTCAGTGCCGCTCTGCGCGAAGGCCATTGGCGACTGCATTGGTCCCAGTTCAGTCAGCAGCCACCAGAACAACTCGCGGCATTCCTTGACCTTGAGGATTTCCGCCAGCGTCATGCGGCGGCTGTCGCGGGCAATCTCCAGTGGCTTGTTGCGCTTCTTCGTCCCAGCGCGAGTGGCAATCTCGGGACCATCGTCGCCCCGGCTGTATTCCTCCAATGCGCCTTGAATGTCGCTCACTCAGCAGCCTCCGGCTGATATGCCTGCCCGGCGGCGGCATCAGGTGCATGAGTTTTCACAGCCTTCGAGATGTCCACCATCTGCGCGGGCGTCGTCTCAGTCTGCACAGGCGCGGCCTCTCCGGTGTTGGCATCGCGCACCTGCTTGGCACCGCTGATGGCAGCCAGGCGCTTAGAAGCCTCATCCACCATGTACACGGCCTTGCCGACATGGCCGATGTGATGGGACAACCCGACATCGCACCAGACCTTCATGCCGTTCTCGCGCACGAGACGGCAGAAGCGCACATCCTCGCGCTCATACTTGTTCACGCCAGGCAGCCACTTGTAGCCGAACACCGGGCCGTCCTCGTCGAACTCGGGCATCCGGTCGAACACACTCATGTGTATCATCATCATCCCGGTCGGTATCAGCATCATCGGAATGAGCGGCGAGTTCTCCGGCGCGTTCACGATGCTCTGATCCTCGGTGATGCCAATGTTCGTGTACGGCTCGACCCGGCGCGAGTATACGCAGCCCACGACATCCTTGCTCTTGTGCGACAGCAGCCGCTGCGGGGTCATCGCCGGAAACGTCATGTCGCTGTCAATCTGCAGCAGATGCGATGGCCGCACGATCTTGCCGTCGGGCAGCCTGATGCGCCTGCGCTTGGCCTGGTTGACGAACTCCATCCGCGCTTCGTCGATGTAGCACGACTGCGTATGCAGCATCGCCGTCAGACCGCGGAACCCAGCCATCATCGCCGCGAAGCACATGGAAAATTCGGTGTCCACGAAATCCATGCACGGCACGCCAATCGCCACGAACGGCGAACCCGGCGGCGGCATCTGGGCAATGGGCGTCGGCTCCTCGCCGGGAATTGCCTCTGCGGGCAAGCCCACCCATTGCGATTCGTCGGACCAGTCGATGCGTGGTGCCTCGGTCATTCCTGCGCCTTCGCTATCAAGGTTCTCACGTGCTGGATATTCCGCTCCGCAAACGCCGCCGCAGCATCTTCGCTGTCGAACTCGGTGGCCTCACGCAGCTTCGTGGTCCAGCCGTGCTGCGAACCCAGCGAGCGCGCGATTTTCTTGCTGAAATACGAGTGCACCGGATCGCCTTCGTTGGCCTGTATGACCCACTTGCTCATACAGGCTCGCCAATCATCATTGGCGCCATATCAACGCCGCGCGGCCAATAGCGGATGTACTGCATGTCGCCGCGGAACTGCTCGACATATAGCGGCTCTATCACGCCGTCATCATACAGGACCGAATATGATACCCAGCGGTCCATGCCCATGACTTGCTTGGTCTGCCATTTCCGCCCGTCCAGCGAATACTGCACTAAGGTTTTTTCGCTCATGCGGCCTTGTTCCCCAGGATCATCTGCAGCGCGTTCTGCCCGGCGCCCGTATCGGTCTGCGATAGCGTCTGTGCGCCCTTGGCCAGCGCTAGGCCCGTCTGGCCGGCCGCCGCCGCATCCTGACCCGCCTGCGCCTGCGCCTGCGCCGCCGCGCGCTGCTTGGCACGCTGGGCCACAACCGCATCAGGGTTAAGCAGCTTCGGCGAGTTGCCCAGCAAATCGTTGTACTGGTCCGTCATCTCCAGCCAGTTCACCTTGTCCGCGACCTCGGGATGAACACCGGCAACAGACCCAACGAATCCAGCAAGCCGCTCGATGCCAGTAGTGCCCGCGCCACGCTGCGCAATGGCCAGCGCGCTCGTGTACTGGATTTCAATGCTATGCCCGCGCATCTCGGCCGGCATCGGCGGCAGCAGCCCAGCCCGCGCGGCGATCTTGGCAATGCGCCTCACTGCCGGATCAAGCGCCTCGCTAAAGATGCGTTCCAGCATGGGGGACAGTTGCAGCAGCATCTCCTGCTTGCGCTGGATGATCTCCGTCGCCGTGCGCTCCGTGGTTTGCGACAACCCCTTCAGCGTCAGGAACAGCGGCACGAATAGAGTATTCTCGATGCGCTGCTGGACGTCCTGAATATCGGCCAGCATTTCCGCCAGCCGGGGATTCACCTCGTACACAGGACGCGCGCCTTCATTCGGCCCTAGATTTGAAACATACGTCACGCCACCGGGCAGCATACTCATCGGCTCGTTGCGCAGGTTGTTACTCGCCAGCAGCGAAGGGTTCACCATCTTGTCAATGGCTTGGGCCTTGCGCTTCTGCTCCACCTGCAACTGCTTCTGGTCGCCCAGCGCATCCATGCACGGGCTGCGGCCATACACATCGTTCGCCGCCGTCTCCCACCGCGGACAGATCGCCGGGAACTCGTGGAAACCTCGTTCTTGGAGAATTTTATTATTGCTCGAACCGACTTCCCAGTAGACCTCGCGCCACGGCAGCTTGCCATCCGGCTTTGGACCACCCGCATCATCGTTCGGCTCGATGGCATGGCCGATCACGCGCTCCTGATCCTGCGAACCCATGCCGGTCTCAAGCAGCCGCTTCACGCTATCGCTCAGCCCATCGGTGCCGAACTGCTGTGCCTGCTGGCGAGCCGTCAGCGTGAACTTGCGGTACAGCGTGTCCACCTCCAGCCGCGAGTTCTGCGCCAGGAAGAACTCGCCGGAGCACGGGTTGTAGCAGTGGATCACATCGCGGAAATCTTCATAGATCACCATGGCCGCCGTGCCGAACGCGGCTAGGTCCTGAAACATCACGCCAATCGCATTGTAGAAATTGCTCTCCGCCATGATGCGCAGCAGCCGCACGCGCACCTCGTCCAGCCACAGCTTGGCGGCAGCGCTCTCAGCCAAGTCAGCGTCCGGCAGCGTCAGCGAGAACCACTGGCTCGACGGGTCGGTCAGGCCGCCCATCAGCCCCGCATACAGCGTGCGCAGCGACTGCGTGCCGGTGTTGTCTATGATGTTCTGGTTGATGTTCAGGCCCCTGACAGCCCAGTCGTTCGGCGTGACTAGGAACCGATACCGGCGCGGCAGGAAATACCGCGCGATCTGCGACCAGTGCATCCACCACGTAAGACGCTGGTTCTCCAGTATCGTCATTCGCGCATCGAGCTGGGCGCGCAGCGGTGATTCGTTCTCGCTGTAGATCGTCTGGTTAGCGGCCATTCCATGTCCTCAGCCGCTGGGCGCGCTTGCGCTGCATCTTCGCCATCTTGCGCAGCAGCCGCTGTGCGCCTTGCGGTGCAGCAGGACGCTGGCGCTCCATCTGCCGCCGCATGGTATCGGCGGCCATGTCATCCACAATGACCCGGTTGTCAGCCAAAGTGCCACCCCACGGCAACCGCCGCCAGGCTCAGCGTGGCCATGATCCAGACCGCAATTTCCCCCTCGCGCATCGCCTATGCCCCCAGCAGCGCCTTCGCACCGCCCGTCGTGTTCGTGGTCCCGGTCACGCCCTGCGATGAGGTGGCAATCGTCGAGGCCATGCCTGCCAAGCCGCCAGCACGCTGCCGCGCCGATACGGCGGCAGCATCAGCCGCAGGCAATTGCGGCGGCGGAGGCGGAGGCGGCGGCAACTGCGGTTGCGCTGTGCTGCCACCACCAAAGAGACTGCCGATAGCGCCTATAACTGAACCCATCGTATCCCCCGTGCGCCTCAGCGCATCAGTTTCTAATTCGGTCCTTGCGAAGAATCTGACGATATTCGTGCAGAAACCGCTTGTCGTCGTAGTGCGCCCATATCGCCATGCCAGCAGCCAGAAGCAGGCCGATAACTAGGCCAACAACGGCGCCGAATAGCCCTGCAATCGCGATGTTGTCCGCGTAACTCATCAGTTCAACTTGATCCCATTCAACGCATTGTCCGGCAGCGTCAGCGGCGCAAGCCTCTGCCCATGCCGCAGCACGCGGCACTTCTCGCCAATGTTGCCAATCAGGAAGCTGATCTGCGACCACCGCGCCTCATTGCGCGCCAATGCGATGGCACGCGCTGCTGCTTCCGCGGTTTTGAGGCCTATATCCAAGGCATCGAACAACTCGCGCTCATCCTCGCGGCGCAGGGCGGCGCGGACCAAAGGCAGATCGTGGCTCATGCCGCCTCCAGCGGGTCATACTCATGGATCACGCCGCGGTTGCGGTGCCCCATGCGCTCCAGATACTGCGGGTCAAGCGCCATGTTGCCGATGCCGGTCACGATCAAATAACGCTTCGAGTCCATCAGGTGGTCGCGCTCTTTCACGACCAATCCCTTTTCGTTGCGACGGTATAACCGATACTCCGTGAGGTAGTTTTGCAGCGTCTCAAATATCTTGAGCCGTCCACTGGACAAGCGTTGCAGCACCTCCATTAGTCCGGCCTCGACGCCGTTCTGCGCGATCATCAGTCGCAGCCCGAGGTCGATATAATTCATCAGAAGCTGCTCGCCGTCCTTCTGGCCTCGTCCACGCGATGCTGGATCAATGAAGCCAGGTATCCATTCACCACGAGCGCGGATAGCGTCGGCATGAACGCTCGGCTCAGCGTGCGCGCGATAGTATTCGCTATACAAATAAACAATATCGCTATCCCGGTCATGTGCGCCCCAGACCGCTGCCGTGCGGTTCCAGCCCACATCCATGCCATAGCCGCGGGGCCAGTAAGCAGGGACATCGAACGGCTTGCACACGATCTCCGATTCAGGCACCGGATAGATCGCGCCGCTGCCGAGCTGCGGTATGCCCTTGGTGCGCGCATCGCGTTCATGCGGCGAATAGGATTGCAGCAGCGCATCCTTCGCCTCTGCGCTCAGGTGCGGCGTCTCATCCCACGATTGGAAAATAACTGCTTTTGTCATGGCGCTGCGCTGGCGTCAGGTCTGCGCCAATCGTCACCGAGGAAGCTCATCACCACATCGCTCATTCCACGCAATGGAGTGAACGTGCACATCATCACCCCGTTTTGCTCGCCGGGCTCAGTCGCCATCAAGCGAGTAAGCGCTTCGGTGTAGATGTTCGAGGGCGGCTCTTCATCGAGCCAACAGACTTGGATTTTCGATGCCTGGAATGCCTCGCGACCCTGCTCGTAGGTTTTCAGCACAATGCGCGATACGCCACCACTGATGTGCTTGATCGCCGCGCTGTCGATGCTGTCCGGCACGCCGCGGCCGGCAGTCGGCTGGCCAACGATGTCATCGCCGGGAATCATTCCTGTGCCAATCGCGCCCGGAGGGCCAAAGAGGAGCGGCTGTAAACTCTCGCGAACGGATCGGATGTCCTCGCCGCTGGCCCAGAACGTGACAGGGGCGGCAAATCGTCGTCCCACCCACCAGTCAGGATACCTGCCTGTGCAATGAAGTGTGCCCTCATACCCAGCGCACGTGCTCTTGCCCGACCGATTCGCCGCGATAAATGCGCGCTCCATGTGCGCCGCACCAGCAGCGAAAAAATCCAGATGTCTAGGATAGTTGCCGCGGCAAAGAGGGCCAGCGTCAGGGTAGTAGGTCCAGAGCTTGCGGCGGCTGTCGGCATATTCAATGCTGCGTTCGAGCTGGCTCAGCAGCTCCTCGTTGGCCGGCAACGGCCTGGCGCAAAGCTGCTGCAAGAGTGCGCTGCTCATCGAGCGTCAGCAGATCATTGAGCGAAGCGCCGGTATCAACCGGCTGGATCGGCTTGCCAAAACCACGCTCAAGCAGAACTTCGCCGGCCGCAATGGCTGCGCGTTCATTTTTGCTCGTCAACGCGATTTTGGTTAAGCGCTCGATGACTTCGGGCGCAATTTTGCGTGCTAAAGCAGCAACTTCGGCAACGCCTTTCGGCAGACCACCAGGATTGCCGCTTTGACCTTTGACCCATGGCATTGAGTTGCCCTGCTTTCAGTGTCTAGTTTCAGCGCCATTTTCTTTCGCTTGTCAAGCGTCAAATGCAATTCGGGCATAAAATTCTAATTCACCGATTTAGGCTGTGGCAGATGGGGCATGTGTTCCCATTGTAGCGTTCGCGCGCGCGTCATACGGGTCAACTGGAACAAGTGCCCGAAGTGCCACAGATTTTGGTTTGAACATGGATTTTAGTATGTATTTGAATAGGTTGGAGTTTGATCTTGATTTAGCTCGATTCCGATAAAGCCGCGTTGTCCTGTTCCAGATTGTTTTTTACGTTTAAAGCCGCGGTCTTCGAGGCTCTGACTAAAGGATTTTGTGCCACCGGGCCATTCGCCATTATTCTCGGCCCAAACGCGCCAGTTTTTGAACAAAACGCTGGCCAAGGTATATGAACTTGCCTTTTGATCGCAACACTCTAGGAGCCATTGCCCAAGTGCGTCTTCTGTCTCCATATAGCCCTCTGTAGCGTTGACCACGCACTCGGGTTGAGCCAAGCGATACTGCTGCCAGGCGAGGCAGCCGGTGATCATCCAATCGAGGATTTGGGGCCATTCTTCCTTCAGGCGTTCGACCAGCTCGGCGTCACGCTGTTCGGCCGGGATCGTCACCGAGAATGGAACCAGATGCAGCCTGCGGCGCATGGCCTCATCAACGCCGCGGATGCTCGGCTTGTGGTTTCCGGCTATCAGGAGCTTGAATTGGGGCGTGAACTCGAAGTAATCTTGGCGCATGAAGTGGGCGCTGATCTTGTCGCCCCCGGTCAGCGATTTCAGCTTGGATTCCGCCCACTTGGCGCCCTTTTCTGTCTCTGAAACTGAGACTAGCCTGGAGCCAATGAGGCCGGCAATTGAAGTGGAGTGCTCGGCGTGCTTCTTCTCGATGAACAGGTCCATGGCTGCAGTCTGGGCATAGTCGCCCATGATGCCCGAGATGGTGCTGATGAGGACTGATTTGCCGTTCGCGCCCGTACCGTACCAGAAGAACAGCACCTGTTCGAGCGTCAAACCGGTGAGGCAATAGCCAAGGCTACGCTGGAGATAGGCTTGCAGGTCGACGTCCCCACCGGTGATGGTGTGCAGGAACTCCTGGAATATGGGCATCGGCCCTTGTCTCGGTGCTACTGCCGTCGCCTTGGTCATGTAATCCAGCGGCTCGGGATCGCGCATTCCACCGGTGCGCAGGTCAATCGGCCCTTCCGGGGTATTGATCATCCACGGGTCGGCGTCCCATTGCTCCGTGGTGGCCGCCAGACGCCTGTCTGATCGCGCCAGGCGCTCGACCGCGGCAATGACCTTGGCATCGAGCAGTTTGCGTCCAGCGGCGTCCGGATTATTGCTGCGGGCCTTTGCCTTGGCCAGCCCAGCCTCGACCCGGCAGATTGCGCGCGCCTTGTCGAAGACATCGAGCGTATCGTCGGGCAGCCAGATAAACCCGTTCCACAGCTTCCATTGTCCCCACTTCGCCACATACCGCATGCACGGGTTGTAGAGGTCGGCAAATTGGAGGGCGAGCGTATCCTCGCCAAACTGAATGGCGTCATCGCCCGGAGGCTCGCCGGCTGGCGGGAAATGATGGATTTCGGCCATTTTACTTGGCCGCGGCTTTGCGTTCTTCCTCGCGCTTCTTGCGCTTGAGCTCCTCGGCTATCCATGCCGCCTCATTGTCGAACGTGGCATCCATCGGCAATTCGACGCGCTCTTGGCCGCGCCTGCGCAGCGCGTACTTCTCCGTTTTCGGGCTAATGTCGTCTGCGCTTATCGGATAAATTGCCCCGTCAAGGCATAACGCCCACGCCACGAGATCGGCCGTGGTGACGAAGTGTTCATCGCCATCGAACCATATCTGCAGCACGTCGTATGGCTCCCCGGGCACCACGATCTGCTCGATGCAATGGTCGAATTGAGCTGCATCGACGGTGCCGAGCGATTCTCCGTCCTTGTCCTTTAGAAAATAATGATCACGCTTGTCGCGCGCGAAACCACGCGCTTGCGCCACATGAGCCAGATTGACCATCTGGCCTTCGTCAGTCATCAGAAATGGCATAGGTGTTCTGTCCTTTCACAACACGCGCCAGAGGGCGCAAGGCGGGCGCCGGAGCTGCTGCCGGTTGTGATCGACCGCAGCCCCGGAACCCTAGTGCCTGTTGCTCGGACTACCCCTTCGCAACAAGCGATAGACGGCTGGCCGGCCGCCTGGCGAAACCAATACCCTATGCCTGCAAAAGTTTCATGACAATTAATCCATGGCTAGGGGTCAAAGAAAGCAAGAATATTTCACACATTGTTGTTGCATCAAGTTTGCGCTGCGCCTATGTTGTGGGTGTCGAACCAATGGAGGATGAGATGACAAACACCCAGCACACGCCCGGCCCGACAGAAGAGACAGGCACGATTATGGGCCGCCCGCAATTTCTTCACAGCAAAGGCCCATGGCGCAGCACCAAGGGCGATTCCGTCAAAGGCGGCACAATTCACACGATTAGTTTCGGAACTGGTGGCTTCATTTGCTCGATTGAAGCGGGGGTTAATAGCGACCGCATCGACCCCGTATGCGAAGCCAACGCCCGTCTGATCGCGGCGGCGCCCGACCTGCTGGCGGCGCTGCAATTGATGCAAGCCGCGTTGACCGAATACGATCTGCGCGATGTGAAGAAACGCTACTCCCTATGCGTTGCCGACGCCGCAGCGAGCAACGCCATCGCCCGCGCGACGGGTGCAGTATGACGACACAAATTGTCATCGCATGGGCCGAACAGACAGCCCTCGCCCCGACTGGTCGCAATATCATGCGTGATCTTAATTGGTTCCCCGAATTTCGCGCCGAATGGGAAGGCAAAGCGGCAATGTGGTGCCGCAAAGCTAAAGCTGCCGATCAGGCTAAGGCCGAAGCATATGCGGCAAAAGAGGGGAAAACGGTCTTTGTCTTTGACGGCGCCGAGAAAGACCCATTAGGCAAGGCAAAAGCTATGGCATTGGCCAAGGTGCAGCCATGACCCTCAACACCGCCGAGGCTTTCGGGCTGGCTGTTGTGGTGGCGTTCGTCTACGCCGCATGGCGGGTGGCGGACTACTTCGGTGCCCATTTTGCATGGGTGCCGTGGTGACGGCGGAGGAGCTATGCGCCCTTGGCGAGCCCTACGGCCGCGGCTGGCAGCGCCGGCTGGCCGAATGGCTGGACACCAGCGAGGTCACCGTGTCGAGGTGGTGCAACGGACGCCAAAGGATAGGCCCATTCGCCGCAGCCGCAATCCGGTGTATTTTTGAGCACCGCTGGCCCGAGGCTGAGCAGGACGGCAGCTAGGGCATAGCCAGGAGGTCATTAGGCCGTCTCCCATGCGCTTTGGCCGGGTCCGGCGGCAGTTGGGGCCAGAGCAGGGGAAACGGGGTCCGGGCACCATTAAAAGCGCCCCCTGACCATCCTGACGGTATCCTCGACCGCCGCATAGAGGCAGAACGGCAGCACGAAGCCCATGATGGCGAGCACGAGCAGCGCCTTGTAGGGCATCATTGCTGCTGCTCCGTGCATGGCTTGGTTATCATTTCAGCGCCTCGTCGATCATGGCGCGCCAGCCTTCTGCGGCGCAATGCTGCTGCTCGCCACCACGCTCGTCAGCCCAAATGGCGCCTTCTGCGATCATTCCATCCGTCGGCTCGCGCATCGCCGCTATCGCCGCGCGGGCGGCATCGTCGAATCCGCCTGCCTTAACCGGGCAATGTCCCCGCAGACTCATGTTTGCTGGCCATTGACAGCAATTAATCCCGGTGCAACTGCGAGATTTGCATATCGCCCTCGCCACCCGCTCCACCATCTCGCTCATGCCTGCACCTGTCTATCTGGCCGCTGCTGCCTGACCGGCTCCTGCCATGGCCGCGGCACGAACATGAGGCCCCGGCCAAAGACGGTGACGACGGGGTAGCCGAGTTCCCGGAGCATGAAGGCGAAGGTCGCGAGCTGACTTTTCCACGACCGCGGCCAGTCCATGTCCGGCCAGACCCACATGCGGATATCGTCATACGGCACCAGGCCGCCCTCGGCCAGCCGCACGCGGTTCAGGACCCTGCTACAGCGCTGCTTCGAGGTGGTGCCCATCACGACCCCAACACGGTGAACATTGGCTTGCATTGCACGACGGCTTCCTTTTCGCCCACATGCCATTGAATGCGAAGATCGTCGACCTTGCGGTCATCCTCGATGAGTGAATGACCAACGAGCAGGTCAAGCAATGCCTTCAAGTGGTTGTCCAGATCGCGGCGCCGGTTAAGCGGCACGGAAATATCCAAGCTGACATGCCCCTTGATCGGCTGCGGTCGCTGCACGTTCAGCGCCCAGCCTGCCGCTTCGATCCATGCCTTATAGGTCTTGGTCTTGGCGCGCTCTATTCCGCCGCGCTGGCGGAAGGTGACGAACAACTCGTTAGTGCTGGGGGGCACGGGCAGGCGCACGGTGAACATTACGGGGCAAATTCCGACGGACACGACTCCAAGTATCCGGCGAGCAACTTGACTTCTTTGCACCCCGGCGCCCTGACGGTCCATATCTGGTAGCCGCCGGTGATCTCCTCGCAGGCGATGAGCTTGACCATCGCTTCATCCGGCAGGCAGTCGTCCATCCTTCGAGCCCATCCCCCGGCAACTAACTGATGCTTCCGCGTCATCGGTTGGCCATCCACACAATTACAGCGAAGCTTCCCAATATGATGGCGAGGAACAGCAGGAAGCGGTTGAGGGGGGTCACAACCCGTTTCCTCGAAACCATGCAGGGAGCCTGACCTTTTCCCGCTTTGCCAGCATGGTGATTTCAGCCACCCGCCAGGATGGGATGCGCTTGGCCCTGATCCACGAATCGACCGTGGTGACGTTCTTGTGCCCCAGCTTGGTTGCCATGGGCCTTGTGCCGCCAAAGGCGGAAATGAGGGATATAACCTTGGCTTCGGTCCATTCGATCATGGCGGCAAGATAGGGGTTGAAAATTCTTTCGTCAATACGAAAATAGTATTTGACGTTGGAATACGAAGGCCGTATATCAGGGCCGATGAACTGGTGGAGCTAAAACGGCGTAGGAGACGCAACGCGCAGTCCGGTACACGAAAGCGCCCTGAGTATTCGCCCCGGCCTCGGCCATAGAGGCGTCGGTTATCCGGTAGGGGTTTCAGTAGTGGGACGGTGACG